CAGAGCAAAGTGTACAGCCATGGGAAGTAATATCTATCCCTGCATGGCTTGATGAACCAGCCGCCGAATTGCTAGGCTTGCCAGTAGGTACATCCTACTTCCCAGAGTGGAAGACTGATGAGATCCTGCGGCTAGACGAGCAAGAGATTAGAGCATCTAACGGCAGCAGATACTGGAATGCTTTGTATATGCAGGACCCAAGTCCTGATGACGGAGGTATAATTAAAAAGAAATGGATTAAGTGGTGGGAGTATGAAGAGCCTCCACCATGTGAGTTTATTATACAGACATATGATACAGCCTTTAGTACTGCTCGTACTGCAGACTATAGTGTTGTACAAACATGGGGTATCTTTCAGAGTTTTGAGGACGATGATTATGGTGGAGAGAGTATTGTTTCTAATATTATTCTTCTTGGTAACACAAGGGGCAGGTTTGAGTATCCTGAACTAAGAAGAACTGCACAAGAATTATATCAAGAGTTTAGACCTGATGTATGTATTATTGAAAAGAAAGCATCTGGTCAGTCATTGCTACAGGATATGAGAAGGGCAGGACTTCCCGTATTAGATTATCTTCCTGATAGAGATAAGACTTCTCGTGTGTATGCAGCAACACCAATGATGGAATCAGGGCGTGTATGGTTACCAAAGGATAAAATATGGGCAGATGATTTATTTTCTGAGTGTATGTCTTTTCCTAATGGCGCACATGATGACCAAGTTGACTGTATGACTATGGCTGTGCATTATATGAAGGATAGTTGGAATCTTATTCATCCAGAAGATCCTACTTGGGAAGATGATATTAATCCAAGAAAACAAAAGAGGGTTGCATATTGGAGAACATAGTTATATAATATGCGTATCGGTTAATTATTTTTAAACAGGACAAACAATGGCAATAGAAAAAAATCCAAATGATCAGATTCAAAAGCAGGATGTTGACGAAACAAATATTATTCCTGTAGACTTTACAGCAATGAATTCGGAACAGGTAAACTTTGAAATAGATCCTGATACAGGTGAAATTGAAGTTGAGTTTAGTTTTGAAGGTTCTATGAATGAGTTGCCAGAAGACAGTGAAAATGAATTCTATGAGAACCTAGCAGAGACTCTAGACGAAGAAACTCTTTCTTCTATTGGTTCACAAATCTATGAAAATTTTGAAGCAGATAAAAGTTCACGTGCAGAATGGGAATCCATGTTTGAACGTGGCTTTGATTTGCTTGGGCTGAAGTTAGAAGAAACTACTGAACCTTTTGAAGGTGCAGCAACAGCCGTACACCCATTGCTGATTGAGTCAGCAGTAAAGTTCCAATCAAGGGCAAGTCAAGAACTGTTTCCTGCTTCTGGTCCTGTAAAGGCACAAGTTCTTGGTGATGTCACGGAATCACGACAGCGACAGGCAACTAGAGTTCAGAACTTTATGAACTATCAATTAACCGAGCAGATGCCTGAATACTTTGACGAGTTTGAACGTATGCTGTTTCACTTACCCTTGATTGGTTCAGCATTTAAAAAGATATACTATGATGCTTCTATACAGCGTCCTGTAAGTGAGTTTATTCCTATTGACCAGTTCTATGTATCTTACTATGCTACAGACTTACGTCAAGCAGACAGATATACCCATATACTATATCGTAGTCCCGTTGAGTTATCACGTCAGATTAATGCAGGTATGTATGCAGATATAGAACTACCAGATCCTTATCTACCTGATCAGTCTGCACTAACAGAAAAGATGGATACAGTACTTGGTCTATCTCCTTCTTCTGATAGTGATATGCAGTATGTATTGCTTGAACAGCATTGTTATCTTGATGTAGAAGATCTTGGTATTGCTGCTCCTTACATTGTAACCATTGAAGAATCTACACAAAGAGTTTTATCTATTCGCCGTAACTGGAATGAAGATGATAAAAACATGCAAAAGAAAATGTTCTTTACGCATTATCGTTTTGTTCCGGGGTTTGGTTTTTATGGTCTTGGTCTTATTCACTTCCTTGGTAACCTTACTATGTCTGCAACTGCAGCTATGCGTAGCCTTATTGATGCAGGTCAGTTTGCAAACCTTCCCGGTGGTTTCAAAGCCAAAGGTGTTCGTATTGTAGGTGACAATGATCCTATTGCTCCGGGTGAGTTTAAGGAAGTAGAAGCCACAGGTATGGATTTAAATAAATCTATTATGCCTCTTCCGTACAAAGAACCATCACAGACATTGTATCAAATGCTACAGTTTGTTGCAGCAACAGGTCAAAAGTTTGCAGATACAACAGAACAAGTTATTACCGAGGGATCTAACTACGGTCCTGTAGGTACAACAATGGCATTACTTGAAGCATCAAGTAAGTTCTTTAGTGCTATTCATAAACGTCTTCACAAATCACAGAAAGACGAATTCCGTATTCTTGCACGTATCAACTATGAAAGTCTACCTAATGAATACCCCTACGATGTCCCCGGAGTTTCTGAAACGATCTTCCGTGCAGACTTTGATGGTCGTGTAGATATTATTCCTGTTAGTGATCCTAACATTCCGTCATCTGCCCATCGCTTGATGATGACTCAGATGGCAATGCAGATGGCACAGACTGCACCACCCGGAATGTTTAATATGGAAGAACTTAACCGCACACTTCTTAGTGCAGCTAATATTCCTAATCTGGATCGTATTCTACCTAGCAAGCCAGAACCGCAACCTCTTGATCCTGTAACCGATATTGAAGCAGCAACAAAAGGTATGCCTATTAAAGCATTTGCAGGTCAGAACCATGATGCACATATTCAGATTAAAACTATGTTCCTACAAGATCCTGCTAATGGTGGTAATCCCATTATGCAGCGTGTCAGCCCTGTACTTCAAGCCAACATTCAAGAACATGTTGTAATGAAGTATGAAGAGCAAGTCAATGGAATTACACGCCAAATTATGTCACAAGCACCGCAAGGTGATCCTAATCTGCAAAATCCTGCTGTTATTGAGCAGATTATGGCACAGGCAGCCCAGCAAGTTATGCAAGCAAACATGGCTGCTGCACAGCAAGGAGGTGGTCCAGAACAGCAAATGGTACAGCTTGAAGCTGCACGTCTTGATATAGAAAAACAAAAGGTACAAGCACAGTTAGCAAAAGAAGCAACTGAAGGTGCTTTGAAGAATCGTGACCTTGATCTCAAAGAACAGAAACTTGCTTTAGATGCTTATAAGATAGGAGCAGAAGGAACTCTGAAAGCAGATGAAAAAGAGAAAGATCGAAATACAAAAACGGCAGTCAAGGCTGTTGAAATCCTTGCAGACCTTATCAAACAAGAAGACAACCTTAAAAACTCCGAAACGATTAAAGCGGCAGATGTCATCATGAAAATGATTGATCAGGCTAAATCTGAACGTGGTATGTAATGCTCTGGGAAGAAATACAAAACTCTCTTCAAAAAGAAATTGAAGGATTAAAGAATTCGCTTGCATATGGGAATGCTTCAGACTATCATTCGTATATGAACATCGTTGGAAAGATTTCAGGACTAGAATGGTCACAGCAAGAAATCAAACGATTAGTAAACACAATGGTATATGAAGACAACGAAGAGGATTAATTATGCAAGTAGTATCTATGGGAAATGCAATGAAGAATGACGAATGGATCTCTGACGTAGAGCAGCCAGATCCTAAAGTACTTCCTAAAATTCCCGGTTATCATATTCTGGTACGCCCTGTATCTGTAAAGTCTCAGACTAAAGGCGGCATTATTTTACCAGACTCAATTAAAAATGACATTGCTTATCTTACAACTGTAGGAAAAGTATTAGCAATTGGTGACACAGCTTATGACGATAAAGATAAATTTCCGAATGGTCCTTGGTGTTCTGTCGGAGATTATGTCTGTTATGGAAAACACACAGGTCAAAAGTTTTTTTACAAAGGGATACGAATGATCCTTTTGTTTGATGATCAAATTTCTATGGTTGTTGAAGACCCAACAGAACTTGATCCAACATTTAATCTGTCTAACTAAAAAAATTTTAGTTGGACTGTTGTATAATCAATATAAATATTGTATTATAAAAACAAATGCGTAATCCGTCAGTTTCGCATGTGACGTTAAAAGGAGAAATAAATGTCCGAAAACAATAATGAATGGGCTACGGTAGATACTTCCAACACCGTTAAAGAGGAAGAAAAAATTGAATTTGAAATTGAAGGACAGGAAGAAGAACAAACTGAAAGTCCTACACAAAAAGTTCAAGAACATGTAGAAGAAACAAAACCCGAACAAGAAGAACAACAGTCTGGCGCACAGAAACGTATTCGCCAACTGGTTCGCCAAAAGAAAGAACGTGAAGAACAAATTCAAGAACTTATTGCACGTCAAAAAGAACTTGAGGAACAGCTGAAGACTAAACAAAAAGAAGTTGAAACTTCAGTTAAAAAAAGTTTTGAAACGGCTGAAACAAATATAAATAGCCAGATTGAAATTGCAAAAGATGCATATCGTCAGGCATTAGAATCTGGTGACACAGATCGTATTGTTCAAGCACAAGATTATCTTTCTAAGGCACAGAATGAAGCAACAATGCTTCGTATGAATAAGGAACGGTTTGTAACAGAACGTCCTATTCAAACTGAACAGGCTGCTTCTAATCCTGTCGCAACTCAAAACATTCAACCTGTAGAATATGATAGGTTAGCAGTAGAATGGGCAGGACGTAATGCTTGGTTTGGTCAAGATTCAGTTATGACTACTCTTGCACTGGAGATTGACAATGAACTAAAAAGCGAGGGTTATGATCCTTCGGAAGAAGATTTCTACCAAGAGATTGATTCAAGGCTTCATAATAGATTCCCTGATAGATTTGGTGGACAAAAGTCTCAACAACAACAGCGTATGCAGGAAACGTCATCTCCTGCTCAAGTGGTTGCTGGAGCATCACGCACTTCAACATCCTCTTCTAACAAGAAAGTTAAACTGTCTAAAGAAGACATTCGACTGGCTGAAAAATGGGGAATACCACTGGAACAATATGCTGCCGAAAAGCTAAAAGTAGAACGAGCCGATGGCGAGTATACTTCAGTTTATGGCAACAATCAATAGCGTGGAGGAATTTAAAATGGCACGTAATACAATAACAGCATCACGTAGTGCTGAATCAAGGGAATCAAACTCAAGAGAAATGGATTATGAATATCGTGAACCAAGTCTTCTTGACATCCCAGAATCTGTAACACATCGTTTTACCGATCAAGGAATGAAACTTCGTTGGATTAGAATGACTATTCGTGGTCAAGAAGATTACAACAATATTGGTAAGAAGATGGCAGAGGGTTGGGAGTTTGTAGGAATAGAAGAAGTTCCTGAGATGCAGCATTCATCCATCGTGAAGGATAATGGACGATATGAGGGTACAGTCTGTCGTGGAGATTTGGCTCTAGCAAAAATGCCTATTCGTAAGGCAGAAAGTCGTCAACGGTATTTTGAAAATCAAAGTAGAGAAATGGTTGATGCGGTTAATGCACAGCTTATGAACCAAAATGATTCAAGAATGCCAATTCGTAACAACAGTAAAACTCAAGTAACTAAGGGACGAACACCTAAATTTCAAGACTAATTTAGATTCGGACAAGATACTTGAAGTGCATTTTTTTAAATAAGGGAGAAAACAATGACTACATCTAAATCACTGTTCGGCTTCCGTCCTTCTCGCAAGCGGGGCAGTAACCCTAACAATTCAGGTATGAATGAATACCCAATTGCTTCAGGTTATGCCGCCAATATCTTTACTGGAGATCTTGTCCGTATTAATGCAGGAAGTTTGGAAGTTATCACCACTGCTACCGAAGTAGCACAGGGTGTGTTTATGGGCTGCCGTTATGTTGCCGATGGTGAGCAAAGGTTCAGCAAGTACTGGCCTACTGGTACTTCTGCTACCGATGCTTACGCTATGGTTGCTGACGATAGCCGTGCCGTATTTGAAGTACAAGCAGACGCTTCTGTAACTGCTGGTGATCTTTACGGTTCACAAAACTTTGCCGTAACACTTGGTGCTGGCTCTACCTTCACAGGTATGTCAGGACATGGTGTTCAAGCTGCTGGTCGTACATCTACCATTGCTATGGTACGTACGCTTGATTCAGTTGACGAACCCGGCAATGATGTTGCTAATGCTGCAGAACGTGCATATCTGAAAATGAATGTACGGATTGTCCAGCATACAGACAACTTCCATGATGCAACCGTAACTGCACCTGTATCTGGTGCTGATCCAGTATTTTAATTAAGGGAGAATAAACAATGGCTATTAATCGTTCTAGTATTGCTAAAGAACTTCTTCCCGGTCTTAATGCTGTATTTGGCATGGAGTATGGGGAAGTTTCTGATGAACATGCACCGTTGTTTGAGACTGAAAACTCAGACCGTGCATTTGAAGAAGAAGTATTGTTCACAGGCTTTGGCACTGCACCTACTAAAGGTGAAGGTGCTGCAGTTGCCTATGACGATGCACAAGAAAGCTACACTGCTCGTTACACCCACGAAACCGTGGCACTGGCGTTTGCAGTGACAGAAGAAGCTATGGAAGACAACCTTTATGACACGTTTGCAAAGCTACGTGCCAGAGGGCTTGCTCGTGCCATGGCTAACACTAAGCAAGTTAAAGCTGCTGATGTTTTCAACAATAGCTTTAGCGCATCCTACGTAGGTGGTGATGGTGTTGCTATGTTCTCTGACTCACACCCAACTATTGGTGCAGGTAACCAAAGCAACTTGCTGACTGGTGATCTATCGGAAGCATCTCTTGAATCCGCATTGATTTCCATCTCTAAAGCAAAAGATGACCGTGGTATTCTGATTGGTCTGCAAGCTAAGTCCTTGCACATCCCATCAGACTTGGCATTTACAGCTGATCAGATCCTGAACAGCACAATGTCAACCACAATTGGTGTTAACCCAACCACCGCAGCAAACGGTGCTACTAACACCAACAAGATTAACGCTATCCGTAGCCAAGGTCTTGTTCCGGGTGGTTTCTTTGTTAACCGCCGCTTTACTGATACGGACGCTTGGTTCATTAAGACTGACTGTCCTAACGGCACAAAGATGTTTGTTCGTGCGCCGCTTCAGACAAAAATGGAACCAGATTTTGACACAGGCAACCTTCGCTTTAAGGCTCGTGAGCGTTATAGCTTTGGCTGGTCAGACTGGCGTGGATTCTACG